GCAACCCGCCGCGCCGCCGGCCGATGATCCGTGGGGCGCGCCGGCGGCCGACCAATCGTCATTTGGGGACTTCGGCAAACCGGATCCGGAACCGGAATTCTAAAGGAGGAAGCAATGAAAGCCAGCGAACAGCAGGTGCTCATCCCGCAGGAAGCGACACCGGACACGCTCATCGACCTCATCGGCAAGACGCAGCAGGTCACCAAGGCCGCGGCCGTCGTGCTCAAGGCATGCCGCAACGTCATGGACACCAAAAACAAGCAGGAGCACATCGACAAGTGGGGCGGCATCCACGCCATCACCGAAGCCGTGTACGACTGCGCAGACCTCGCCCAGCGCATCCTCGACGCCGGCCTGGCCATGGAGAACATGTGCGCGAAACCCGCCACGTCACGGCAGATGATCCTCATCGACGACCTGCGCCGCAGCCTCGACATGGACGATGGCGACGTGGAGGCGTCCATCGACCCGGACACCGGCGAGATCGGCTAAGCCTCCAAGGAACCCGAACCACGGAAGGAGAAGAAGAATGTGGTTCATCATCGACGACCAGATGGCCGACGACAGGCGCATCCGCCGCCTACCGCTCGCCACCGTGGGCCTGTGGGTCAAACTCTGCGTCATCCACTCCAAAGGCGTCTCGATGCAATCGAAGGACCCGGCCGCGTACCCCGGCCACTTCGACAAGCTCGACCTCAAGGACGCCGGAGGCACCATGAAACAGCTCCAGCAGCTCATCGACTCCGGGCTCATGGAGGAGCACGACGGCGGCTGGCGCCCCGTCTACGCCGAAGGCATCTGCAGGGAGCCGAAGATGCTGACCGAAGAGCAACGCGAGGCGCGCAGAAAGGCCGGAAGCAAGGGAGGACGCCGCAAGGCGGCCAACCAGAAAGCCAAGCAAACGTCTGGCGACTTGCCGGAAAACAGCCAAGCAAACGGAGAGCAAAACGGTAGCGAGATGGGTAGCAAACCGTCTAGCAAGTTGCTAGGGGACAGCCAAGCAAAAACATGGCATAAAACCGATACCTATACCGATAATCCCTCTCCGACCCCTCCCGCCGGCAAACCGAAGCAACCCGCCACGCCGGAATCCGGCTTCGACCATTTCGCCAAAGCCTATCCCGGATCCGTCGGCGCGAAAGGCCGCAAGACCGAAGCCGAAGCCAGAGCCCTGTACGCGGCCATCGCCGGAAACCCAGTCGAACTCACCCGCCTCCAAACCGCGCTCCGCCGCTACAAGCACGCCGTCAACGACGGCCAAATCCGCAGCGGCCACATCCCACGGCTCAACACATGGCTCCGCGACCAATGGGAGACCTGGGCACCCGAGCCGATCTCGCTGCCGCCAATCCACAAGCACACCTGGAACTGCGAACACGTCCACCAGCTCATGGATCCACACGAGGACGAATACGACCACACCGGAAGCCTCCGCAACGGCAACCCAAGCGAATGGTGGAAGGCATGCCAGGCATGCGCAGACGAACTCAACAACCAAGAAACCAGCAAGGAGAAGCAATGAGCAACTACCAAAGCAACGAAATCAAGCTCATCAACACGAGCCTGATCGACCCACACCCCGACAATCCACGCAAAAACATCGGCGACGTGACCGACCTCGCCGCCAGCATCAAAACCAACGGCCTCCTCACGCCGCTCTCCGTCGTACCCAACGGCGAGCGCTATCGTGTCATCGCCGGCCATCGTCGTCTCGCCGCATGCAAGCAGGCCGGCACCGGAGCCGTGCCGTGTTTCGTGCTTGACTTAGACCCGTTGCAGCAGTTGGAGGCCATGGTCACCGAAAACTGCCAGCGCGAACAGCTCACCGTGTTGGAGGAGGCTGACGCCATCCAGGGCATGCTCGACCTCGGAGCCACCACCGCCAACGTTGCCCACCGGCTCGGCCGAAGCGCCGACTATGTGCGTGACCGCGCCAAGGCCGCTAGCATCAAGACCGAGGTCAGAGCATCCCGCGACGATTTCGGCCAGCTCACCATCGGCCAGCTCGTGGCCATAGCACGATACGACGGCCAGCCGGATCTGCAGAAGAAGCTCGCGCAGGCGGCCGGCACCTCGAACTTCGACTACACCCTCAGCCGCATCGAACGCGATGAGAACGACCGGCAATGGATCGAATCGGTCGCCGCGCTCCTCGGGGAGCCCGACAACGGCATCAACCTCATCCCCGACCCCGAAAAGCCGTTCAACGACCCGGAATGGTGCTACCTCGGCTGCATGTTCCCGTCCACCGGCACCCCCGAAGAAGCCATCGAGAAGATCCGCGAACGGAACCCGGCCGCCGTATCCATCCACACGGTCTCGCAGCAGGTCTACCTCTGGACCCGCCGCGACAAGACCGCCGACGCCGAGAAGGAAGCACAACGGGCCGCCGAACAAGCCGAACGCGACGCCCGCCGGCACGCGCTCGAGGAATACGCCGCCGCATCAGCAGACAAGCGCATGGCATGGCTCCACGCCAACCTCCACGGCATCAAACGCGCCCAGCTCATCGAAACCACGGCCCGGCTCGGACTCCTGCAGATCATCGACCCGGACCCACAGGGCTACACGTCGGCGCTGAGCACATGGAACGACGCCGCATGCGGTGGCGAACAATTCACCACCATCAGCGGCATCGAACCAGAACGGGCGCTCGCCGAACTCCGCTACCACCTCGACGAACCCGACTGGGCGGTCTGGGCGGTGCAAATCCTCGCCGCACGTATCGAATGGTTCATCGACCCGACCGACTGGACCACCGTCAACGACACCAGCAGACGCATCCCCGGCTACTACCAGATCCTCCAAGACCTCGGCTACACGCCCACCGACGACGAAACCAGCCATCTCGACCAGCTCATCGCCGCCATCACCGAAGCCGACTCCGACGAAAACGAAGAAGACGAGGAGAACAACCAATGACCAGGAAACAACTCGACAAACTCGCCCAACTCCTCACCGACACCGCCCAGACCGCCAGCACAATCGAACTGCGAGCGCTCGCCGGTGGCAGGGCGGATGACGGCATCGTGGCGATGGTGGCCGGGCTGAGGGCCAATTGCACTTCGTGTTTGGTGCTGGTCGACGGTCTGATGCAGGAGGGGGTGCGTTGTGAGTGAGTTCGATGATTCGAAGCGTGCCGCTTTGGAGCGGCAGGGATGGCATTGCCTGCGTTGCGGGACGAACATCCATGACCCGTCATGCTGGCCCGGACGCTCCGGCCATCACCGTCAACTGCGGCGGGCGGCGGATCCGGATGTGCGGCACAGTCCCGTCAACATCGTCGAGCTGTGCGGCTCGGGGACGACCGGCTGCCATGGGTGGGTCCACCAGCATGTGGCTGAGGCCGAACGGCTTGGACTGATCGTCCCGCTCGGCATAGATCCTCTCTCCACCCCAGTGCGCGACTGGCAGGGGAGATGGCTCTGGCTCAACCAGGACGGCACGGCCACGCCATTGACCATGCGCGAAACATTGACAATTCAAACGGAAGGAATGACAAATGCACGAGAATAACGGCAAACCGGAGGCGCTGCTGTGGATCGACTTTGAGGCCACAGGCGTGGACAGGCGCAAAAGCCTGCCATTGGAGATCGGTATGGAATGTACCGACATGCTGGGCGAACAAAAGTTCGGATCATTGTCCCGCATCATCCGCCCGGACAGACTCGACCTCCTGTCCATGAGCCCCGTCGCCTTCTCCATGCACACCGGCAACGGCCTGCTGTTCGAACTTATGGGAGGCTCCGTGCGCAATGACAGCATGGTCGTCGTGGCCAACGCCGTGGAGGAATTCCTTGACTCGCTCTCCCAGCGCTTCTCCCTCGTCCCCGCGGGGACCAACGTGGACTTCGACCTTGACTTCCTCCGCCGACTCAACCTCAACCCTGACGCGTGGCTCACCTACCGCAAATACGACATGGCCACCATCCGCCGACTCGTCACCGTGCTCGGCGCCCCGGATTCATACCAGGGCGACAGCGGCCCGCACCGGGTGAAATCCTGCATCGCACGCGACATCAAAGACTACAAGGCCATGCTCGAGACACTCGCCGTCAAGACGGGAGACCACAAGTGAGAAAGACCATCAGCCACCTCGCCGACCGGCTCGGAGACGCCATGGCCACGCTGTTCACCCTCCTCGCGCTGCTGCTCATCCCGCACGCCGTCATCAGGGCGATCATCGGACAGGCGCTCCACCAGTGGACACCAATCACGTGGCTCGCCATCCACACCGCACTGACCATCGCGGCGCTCGCCACCAGCCTCGCCAGCTACGCGATCGCCGCACTGCTCGCACCGCCAAGACCGGAGACCTACCAATGACCGAAGACCGGCAAGACCAGCTCGTCATCAGCCTCGACACGCAATACGCCGTCGCGCACGCCATCTACAACCGATTCCACGCCAACGGCCACCGCAAACACCTCACGTGGGAAAACCTCGACGACGACGGCCGCGAACCATGGCGCCTGATAGCCAAGGACGCGATCACCGAGATGCTGGCCAGCCCGGAGATCGGAGGAACGGCATGAGCCACACCGCGATAATCCTCCTGGCGCTCGCCTTCCTGATCGGCTGGATGGGTGGCCGGGAATGAGCATCATCGTCCCATTGCACAAGTGGCGGTCGGCCGACCCGGCCATCCTGATCGGCCGCCGCTGCATCGCCCGCACCGACGACGACGTCGTCATCGACGGCCGGCTCGAACTCATCCGCCGGCCGGACGGCACCGCCACCTTCCGCTTCCAAGGCATCGGAAACGACATCATCGACCATGATCCGAACACATGTTCCAACGGCATGAGCGACGGCATAAGAAGCCTCGCCATCTACGGAAAGGACTGAACAATGAGAAACACCATCTGCGCCGCCCCACCGCCATCACCCTCGCACTTTGCGTCGCGCTCGCCGGATGCGGCAGCTCGACCAAAGCATCCACGCCGGCGCATGCGGTCAAACCCATCGACTCGCAATGCACCGACGGAGGCACCACCCACGGCTTCTACGAATGCGTCATCACATTGCAGGACACGCGAAAAGTGGACTGTGTCGTCTACGCATGGGAGAAGCAAGGCGGCCTGTCCTGCGACTGGGACCACGTGAGCGGCGCGGACAAGGAGCCGGCAAGATGAGCTACAACGTCGTCACCACGGAAGGCATCAGAACGTTCGAGAACATCGACGATGCCGGCGACTACGCGCAGGCCATGTCCCTGAGGACTGGCGAGCCGGCCAAGGTATTCCATGCCGAGACCGGACTCGTCGCATTCACCGTCCGCCCAACCACGAAGGACACGAAATGAGAATCAATTTCAACAGCAAGGATGCCGTTTTCGCCATCAAAGCCGAAAACGAAGAGGAAAAAGCCCAGCTCAAAACGTCGGCGGCCGCCATCTGCAATCTCATCATCGATTTTTTCGACGGTGAAATCCAAGAAATGAAGGCGGCGAAGGAATGAAACGCATCACACTCAAGGACACAAAATGAGCAATCGAAGTTATTTGGTGCCAAGGCCGCCAGCGTTCGACCATGAGCATCCCAGACCGAAGGAGGAAGGCGAGGTGCTGTACTGCGGAAATTGCTCAAAATGGTACGTATCATGGTTTCCTCTCACCGAAGTCAAAACCATATGGGGCCGCCGCCCCGAATGGTGGATACGCATCTTCCACCGCAAACCATACGAGACGATCATCCAGCAAATACGAAGGGAAACGAAATGAAAGACAGTGAAGCAGACATCGCCATCGGCGTGCTCAACAAACTCATCGACCAGGAACTCGAAGCCGTCCGCGCCGCGACAAGGGACGGCAATACCCCCTTCGTCGGCTACGCCCAGACCCGACACAACGCCTTCCTCTACGCCAGGGACGAGATCAGGAAGGCGCTCGCCGCAGCCGTGGATGAAAGGGGTGCGGGGAATCCGTGCCTGCCGCAGCGTGACGAGTTGGTCACGCAGGATATGCACACCTGCGATTTGTGCGGCCGGTGGTGTTCAAGTCCCGTCTATTCCATAGGCCTCATCTATGGCGGCCAGGCGAAGACATTCACCGAGGTGTGCGCCGACTGCATGTGGCGGTTGAAGTTCAGCCCGGTCCGGACCATCTCGCTGGATGCCTACCGTCTTTTCGAGCAGTGGCGCCTGTCCCAATCGGAGGCCGACGAATGAAAGACCGGACTCCGCATCTGTGCCGGAACGCTCTCGGCACAGCCATCTGCGCCAGCAATGGCATCGGACCATCCCAGGATGCCGACCGGCGTATAGAGCATTGCGTCATCTGCGGCAGGTGGTGGAAGATCTACGCCGTCTCGCCGTACCTGACCATCTGGGTCGAAGTGCCAGCCTGGATGATCTGGCTGTTCTGGCACAGAATCTGGAAGACCGACCATAAATCATCCCACGGAAAGGAACCGGAACAATGAGCGAGGAAACACTCGAACCGCCACTGCCGCCGATCGACGCGCGCACCGAAGCCGTCGCCGAACGTCTGTTCGGACTCAAATGGGCGCTCCGCAAGGACTCCACCGAAATCATCCACGAGGAATGGCAGACCGCATCCGAATGGATCCGCGACGGATACGTTCGCCAAGCCATCGAAGTGCTCGCCGCCGCCGACCAAGCGCAACCCGCGAGCGCCGACGGAGGCGATTATGAGGAGCGGATGCGCGTCGAATACCGTGAGTTGACCGCTCGTGCTGGCAGGCTCAGGGGCATGCTGCAGCGGTATGCGGATGGCACGCTCGACTTCGAGCCCGTCTGTCCGATCGGTCTGTTGAGCAGGCAGCTTGACGTCATGGATGAATACGCCGTTCTGCTCCGCCATAGAGCCAAGCTCGAACACGTCGACCTTGAAGAACAGGACTCCGCCACCGAATAAACAAAGAACCCGACCTTCCGGCCGGGCTCTGGCATTACCACAAACCAGACTATCACGCCGGAGGGAATCGAACAAATGTACGAACCAACCAACGAATCCCAACCAACCACCACCAACACCACAACAAACACCAGCCAAACAACACCAGCGCTCGCCGGTGTGTGCCTCGTCTGCGGCGGAGGATGCGCTGTCGGCGACACCATGTGCGCGAGATGCGATGGGCTGCTCCGCGGCTGGCTGCGGGAATATCCAGCATGGTTGGATTCGCTGCATGAGTTCCTGGACTCGACCGCGCACTACGGAGGCCGCCAGCCTGGACGCGTCAACCTTCCAGCCGCACCGACGCCAATCCGATTGCCGGTGCTCGACCACATGCAGGAGATCGGGGACATGGCGGTCGCATTGTGGCGCAGACTGTACGCGCCATCGGCGATGCCATGGGCGAACGGCCGGATCCACCCGTCCCTGCTGGAATGTTTGAGCGTCTGCGCCGCATGTCCACGGTTGAACCGGCTTCCGGACATCGACATCATCTGGCACGACTGGGAATCCTTGGCGCGCAAGACCTTGTCCATCATCGACGTGCCGCCTTCCAAGCACGGCATCGGAAGATGCCCGAACCCATTGTGCGGTGTCGAACTGTCGGCGCCCATCGACGCGGTCGAGGTCACCTGCCCCGTATGCGGCGGCACTTACCGCGTGGTGGACGTGCGGCTCGGCTTCCTGAAGGAGTGCATCGCATCCGGCAACGCGTTCACGGCAGAGGAATGCGCCGGACTCCTGCGCGAATGCGGGTTCCAATGCAGCGTGAACACGATCTACTCGTGGCGCAAGCGCGGCAGGATCCAACCGGCCGGCAGAAACGAGAAGGGACAGCCGCTGTACCGCCTGTCCGACGTACACGCGCGCCTCGCCCGGCATGACGTGATTTGACATTTTTCAAAGTGCAAGGCAGAATTGTCAGTGGATTAAAGGGTTCAAACCGGAAAACGGTTTGAACCCTTTTCATATCCACCGATGGATTCTCCTAACTCCTTGGGTTATATCCCGTCCTGTCCGAACGGCATATCGGACACGCTCCGCCCACTCCCGTCAGAGTGGGCATACCTCAATGTGGCAGGCAAGCCAATCCCGTGCTTCCGTGATGCGGTGATGCTCAAATCCGCCTGCCGGTATGCCTTCGTAGGAATCAGTGGTAGATCGTACCGGCCGCGAGTCTTTATTGGATTCTCTTCCTTGTGGCCGCGTGTGGACGCGGGTTCGAATCCCGCCGAAGGCACCCATGAAACAAATCCGGGGTAGGGGTATTGACAATCCGGGAGGGGTATTCGCAGATGATGGGGAGCCCCTACAAGACACGGGAGTGTCCATATACGGGAGCCCATATACCGGCATTCCAGCAAGCCAACGGCGAAGATAGTCGTCGGCAAATCCACGGCACCCCGGGGCTCATACATGCGGGGAGGCCACATGAGCAAGCGGCGCAACGAGCGTGTCAGCAACGGCTGGCGGCGCAGACAGCTCAGGGCAAGAGTCCTGGCCGCATACGACGTGTGCGCAATCTGCGCCCAGCCGGTCGACAAGACATTGAAGACACCACATCCGATGAGCGCCGAAGTCGACGAGCTCATACCAGTCTCACGCGGCGGTGATCCATACAGCTTCGCAAACTGCAGGCTCACGCACCGCAGATGCAACAGGATGAAGAGCGACAAGACAGACGAACACGCACGAGCGCTGCTGGCTGGCAGACAGGAAGTGAAAGCAAGCTCGATGCCGTTCAAAACGTTCGGCATCTGACTCCGATACCAGGGCGGGGACCCCGGGTACACCCCCTACCGGTCGCCTCGGGTGCAGTGCCGATATTTCTCTTGAAATTTAAGCGTAACGAATTGTGTTACGCATACGTTGAATGAAAGGCGGAATATGGCCTTTTTCAAAGCGTCAGCATCTGACATAGAACGATTTAATAAATACTTCAGAAGCACTGACCCTAGTAAATGTTGGGAATGGAACGGTGCTCATCACCCAAAGGGATATGGCACATTCCGTCTGGCAAAGACGTCCGTTCCGGCACATCGCTTCGCATATGCATTGACTCATAACATGTTTATCCCAGATGGGATGGTGATTGATCATATCTGTCACAACCGTTCATGCGTTAATCCAGACCATTTGAGAACAGTAACGGTTCAGGAGAATTCCGAATATCGTGTTTCCTGTAATAAGAACAGCAAATCCGGAATCCGTGGTGTCTACTGGCGTAACGATCGAAAAGCATGGCAAGTTGAGGTTATCAAGAATAGGAAGGCATACAAGAGAGGTCCATTCAAGACGCTTGCACGGGCGGAAGCTGCTGCAACAAGATTGCGCGAAGAACTCGGGTTCCTCACTGGTTTTGGAATGAAGGAAACGCAATGATTTGCGAAGTATGCGGTAAGCAATTTAGGCCAAGTGGTAAGGGCAGCCAACAGAAATATTGCTCCGCGAAATGCAGGCAGAAAGACTATCGGCGTCGGAAAAAGAACCGGCCCGCACAGGACCGGAACAGTAAGCCGCCCGTCAAAGCCGTGGAAACGAAACAGAAGCCGGAAAGGGATCTCGACCAGCGGAGCTTCGAGAGGATGATGGACGGCAGCATGCTGGACATGCTGCGCGCCAACCGCGACCGACTGCAGAAGGCCATGGATGACACGTCCACACCGGCAAACGCACTGCCCGCGATCAGCCGCCAGCTCATCGACGTATGCGAACGCATCGAATCACTCCAGTGCGGAGGTCTGACCGACCTGTTGGACGATGAGGAAGACGAGGTGACGGACGATGTCGGAGCGTCGATTGTCTGAAATCGCCAAGATCCTGCGCCAGCCGGAAGGCATCGTCGGCAGCGAGTTCACGCGAATCAACAAAGCCGCGCGCAAGGCCGGCATCCGTTTCGACTTGTGGCAGCAGGGCTTCTTGTGGCTTCTGTTCGCCAAGAACGCGGAAGGCAAGTACGCGTGTGGCGCGGACGGCGCCGTGCTGTCCAGCTGCAGGCAGATCGGCAAAACCTTCACCGTCGGCACCGCGTTGTTCCTCAAGGCGATACTCACACCGAACCTGAAAGCCATCTGGACCGCCCACCATACGCGCACCAGCGACGAGACATTCGCGGACATGTGCGAGATGGAGCATAATCCAGTGCTCGGCCGGTACGTGGAACGCATCCGCAGAGCAAACGGCCAACAGGAGATCACGTTCACGTCCGGCAGCCGCATCATGTTCGGCGCCCGCGAAAACGGCTTCGGCCGAGGATTGCACAGCGTGGACGTGGCCGTGTTCGATGAAGCGCAGATTCTCACAGTGCGCGCGATGGACAACATGATTCCGGTTTTGAACACGAGTCCTAACCCCCTGGTCGTGTATATGGGCAATCCACCCAAGCCGGGAGACCAGTGCGAGGCGTTCACGGAGAAACGCATGCACGCGCTGAACCATGACGGAAACCTCCTCTACGTGGAGCTTGCCGCCGACAAGGACGCGGATTCGGACGACCGCGAACAGTGGGCTAAAGCGAATCCCAGCTATCCGAAACGTACAAGCGAACAGGCAATCATGCGCATGCGCAACAACCTGTCGGACGATTCATTCCGTCGTGAGGCGCTTGGCATATGGGACGAGACCGCCACCGCATACGCCATCAGTCCCGACCTGTGGCAGGCCGCGGCCGTCGACGACGTGCCCGAGGGCGGCACGGTGAGCTTCGGCATCGACATGCCGCCCGACAGGAGC